TAAAAACTTTATTTATTAATAAAAATATTTTAAAAAATAATTATTTCTGTATATGATTATATATGCCAAGATCTAAAACAACTGAGTCAAGAAATACTTTCACTGGTTCTAGAAAATTATCAAAGAAAACCAGTAAAAAAGGCACCAAATCTAAATCTAAAAAATCAAATAATACAACAACTGAAGAAATGATGGATATAATTAATTCTGATAATAATATACAACAAATGAACCAACCAATGAATCAAAATAATCATATGAGTCAACAAATTAATCAACAATACAATAATGATGTTGATCCTTTAATGGTTAACAATTATGTACCAACAAATCAACAAGGTGAAATGTTCAATATTAATAAAATTGGTAATCTATTAGGCATTAATCAAACATCACAAATTGGAAATCAAGTAATGTCACTTGATTCAACTATTCAAAATCCAATGATGCAAATGCAAAATCCAATGGCACAACAATTAACTAACCAACTTATGGGTCAACAAATGCCACAAATGATGGGTCAAGAAATGGGTCAACAAATGCCACAAATGATGGGTCAACAAATGCCACAAATGATGGGTCAACAAATGCCACAAATAATGGGTCAAGAAATGGGTCAACAAATGATGGGTGAATCAGATTTTTTAAATAATATTAAAAATTTAACATCTCTCTATAAAATACCAAAAATTGCATAAATTATTTAATTAAATATTTTCCATTCTCAAAAGATAAATGAGAAATTGAAATTATTTTTGTTTTTATTTCGTCATAATTAATTTTTATTTTAATTTTTTTATTTCTAATTAATTCAATTAATTCATCTTGTAATTTTTCTTTCTCTTCATTATTAGTTATATCTAAGTTATTAACAAACTCTTTTATTTTAATTATTTTATGAATTATTGTTAATTTTGTCCATGGTTTTTGATATAAATAATCAATTGTATTTTTTTTAATTTCAGTATCTGTATCAATAATTTTTTCTGTAATAGAATAATTGTCTAATTCACTTTTAGTTAAATTATTTAAAATATTTTGAACATACTTAGTCTCTATATTAAGTTTACTACCTGAATTAATTAAAGTATTTAAATACTTTATTTTCAAATTTAATTGTATTGATTCTAAATTGTATTCCATTATCATATTAGTTAATTATTGTTTAAATAATAAAATTGAATTAAATTCAATTTTATTATATAATCTTTATTATAATGGCAAACACTAATGATAATAATACAATAAGTGATACTATAAATTCCGAAATAGATGATGAAATTATATTAAACGATACTATGAATAAAATTATTAATTCTATTAATAATATTATTAATTCTGATGTTACTAATTTAAATTCAGATACTAATTTAAATTCAGGTTATGATGATATTTTAAATTCAGATGACGATGATGATGATATTTTAAATTCAGATGACGATGATGATATTTTAAATTCAGATGACGATGATGATATTTTAAATTCAGATGCTAGTTTAAATTCAGATGACGATGATGATAATAGTAGTTCCAATATTAATGAACCAATTGATTTTGATTCATTATTCGCATTGAGAACATATTATCAAGATTATTATGAAGATGAAAATGAAATAATAAAAATGTTAAAAATAAGTTTATTAGAACAAAATTATTCTGATAATGAAATTAATAATGTATTAAAAACATTTTATAATAATTATGGTATTGATATTGATCTTAATGTTTTTACAGAAATAGTACCAGTAACATATAATTCAAATCAATCATTAATAAATAATATAGCTAATCAATTACAAAATATTATTATTTCATCAAATAATGAAATAATGAATAATAATGATAATAATTATAACTTGTTTGATCCAAATCCATTACCAATAAATAATTTAGTAAATGTATTATCAAATATAATTAATATACCATTAAATGATGCTAATTCGATACCACTTAATATTCAAGAAAATGTTGTTTGTTCTTTAGACCACGAAGATATTAATAATTTAGAACAATATGCATTAGAAAATGACCATAATGAAAAATGCAATATATGTTTAGCTGACATGTTAAAAGATGAACAAGTTACTAAATTACCATGTGATCATATCTATCATTGTGGTTGTATAAATGAATATTTAACTAATTATAATTATAAATGTCCAAATTGTCGTAAAGAAGTTGGTAAACCAAAATATAATTTATAGAGGTGATTTCATTAAACTTGATAATAATAATAATAATGTACCAAAAATTATTAAAAATAATGAAAATGCAAATTGTCTTTTATCAGATGCAAAAATATATGGTATAGGATTTTGTTTATCTTCAATAATATTAAGTATTTGAAAAAATAAATCTCTAATATCTAAAATTATTGTTTCTATAGGTTTTTTATGAGGAACAGTTATAATTTCAATATCTTCAGATTCTAAATTTTGTTGTGCCAATATTAATTTTTTTGAATCTTTTTCTTTACTTTCAAAATTTTTATTAAAATTTGTAGGATCAAACTTTGGATTTTGATATGTTTTTGAAACACTAGACATTTAATAATATTTAGATTTTTAATTAAAAATTTGAATATTAATATAATTAATATATAAATATAATTATAATGTTATATCTTACTTGTCCAACTTGCGGTTATTTTCTAGGTCTTAAGACTATGGAATGGGAAACTAAATCAGAAGAAATTTGCAATAATCCTAAATTGAAAATAGAAGAAAAAGAAAAGAAAAAACAAGAACTATTGTTATCTTTAGAATTACCTAGATATTGTTGTAGAATGAGAATGATGTCATATAAAGATATTGTTCAAGATATTTTACCGGTTCCAGCTGAAAAAAATTGATTTAACTATAATTAATATAGTAATAAATAATAATGTCTATAATCTATACAATTGATGGAAATATTGGAGCAGGTAAATCTACTTTATTAGAAGCTTTAAAAAAAGAAATTAAAGACACCAATGATATTATTTTTGTAGAAGAACCAGTTGACTTATGGTCTCAAGTTCAAGTTAATGGTGTTACAATTCTTGAAAAATTTTACCAAGATAGTTTAAAATATGCCTTTCCATTTCAAATGATGGCTTATATATCAAGATTATCTTTACTTAAAAAAGTCATCAAAGAAAATCCAAATAGTATTATTGTTAGTGAAAGATCATTATTAACTGATAAAAATATTTTTGCAAAAATGTTACATGATGATAAAAAAATAGATGATTATTGTTATCAAATTTATAATTTATGGTTTAATGAATTTATTAAAGATTTACCAGAACATAAACATATCTATTTAGAATCAAGTCCTGGTATTGCTTATTCACGTGTTAATAAAAGAAATAGAGATGGCGAACAAACAATTAGTATTGATTATATAATTAATTGTAATAAATATCATAACGATTTTTTATCAAAAAATCCAAATGTTATTCTTAAAATTAATATGGATAAATATAATGATCCATTAAGTGAAAAATATAAATTAATGATTAAAGATATTGTAAAACTTATTAAGCCAAATTAATTTATAACTATATTTATATGAAAATATTTATTTTATTATTAAATTTATATTTTACTATAGCAAAATATGATTATAATATTTTAATGAGTAATGTATGGTTAAGTGGTGCAGCTTATTGTAATAAAGAAAATTATAATAAAATGAATATAGGTGGTCCTGCAAGTGATTTTGAAGTTAAAAGTATATTATATGATAGATTAACTGATGTACAAGGTTATATTGGTATTTTACCATCTCAAAATACTATAAATATTTTAATTAGAGGAACATCTTCTGTTATAAATTGGGTTGATGATTTTCAAATTAATCTTGTTCCATATGAATCATTTCCTGAATGTAATTGTAAAGTTCATTATGGATTTTATAATTCTGCTTTAAGAGTTCGTATTCAAACATATAATATAATTAAACAATTAGTTAATCAATATCCAACCTATAGAATTATATTTTCTGGGCATTCATATGGTGCAGCTGTTAGTCAATTACTATCAATGGAAATTATAAAATATTGTTACAGTCTACAAATTTATAATTATGGACAACCAAGAGTTGGGGATAAAAATTATTCTCAATTTGTTAATCAAAAAATACCAGAAATATATAGAGTTGTTCATAATAAAGATATTGTACCACATGTTCCTCCAAATGATATATTGGGTTATTATCACTCATGTCAAGAAATATTTGAAGATAAAGATAGTAATCTTTTTGATTGTAGTAAATCTAATTGTGAAGATTCTCAATGTTCCAGTCAATATAAATTAAAAGAAACAAATGTTGATGATCATTTTATATATTTAGATCATAAATTAAACTGTAATGCAAGTACTATTTAAGAATATTTTTATTATAAAATAAAGTTTTATAATAAAAATTGAATAATGATTTATAGAATTCTTAGTTTATTATATTAATGACAACAAATTATATGACTGAAGGTTTAAAAGTTATTAATACTTTAGGTGAAGAAGAAATAATTCAAATACCATATAATGTTAATAATATTTTAGTTAATGAAGAAGATATTATTAAATTATTATCACGTTTTAACTTAAATTTAGAAAAAATAAATGACATTGAAAAATTTAGAGAAGCTTTTACACATAAATCTTATTGTAAAAAAGTAATTTATCCTGATCATGTTTTAGAAGATGCTAAAAAAGAATTAGGAAATATTCCTGAATTATTAGAATTACGTGAACGTTCATATGAAAGAATGGAATTTTTTGGTGATAGAGTTTTAAAAGTTATTGTTTCAATGTATCTATTTTATAGATATCCGAATGAGAATGAAGGATTTATGACAAGATTGCAAACTAAAATAGAAGATAAAACTAATTTAGCTATTATGTCAAAAGAAATTGGATTAGGAAAATATTTTATTATATCAAAACATATTGAATCAATGAATGGGCGTAATGCAGAACGTATTCATGAAGATACATTTGAAGCTTTTATTGGTGCATTATTTTTATCCAATGGATTTGAATGTTGTTGTTTATTAATTATTAATCTTTTGGAAACATTAATTGATTATGGTGAAAAACTATATTGTGATAATAATTATAAAGATATTTTATTAAGACACCACCATACACAAGAATGGACACATCCAAAATATGATATTATATATCATGAAGGTCCTGCACATAAACGTAAATATATTGTTGGAGTCCAAAAATCATCTGCATCTGATACAGATGAAAAGAAAAATAAATATATTGGATATGGTATAGGTAATTCTCATAAAGAAGGAGCACAACAATCTGCAAAAATGGCATTAATTATTTATGGTGTATTGAAAGAAGATCAATATTCTCAATCTGATATATATTATCCATCTTGGGATAAAATAGAAAAAGGCTGTGATAATATTTTATCAAATGATAATAATGATGTTAATAATGATGATAATAATGATGTTAATAATGATGATAATAATTCTGTGTGTTCTGATAAGTCAGTTTAATTTAACTAAAATGCGTAAATATATATAAATATAAAATAAAAGAATATATTAATGGAAAACTTAGAACATAATTTTTTTTCTAAAAATAATATTGATTTAATCAATAATAATTTGTTTAATAAATTTAATGTCACAAATGACAAAGATAAACAATATATTAATTCTATATTAATAAAAAATATGAAAGTTGCTTGGTCATCATTAGATAAAAAAAAAATTAATAAAGATAATTTTAATTCAATATATACTCAATTTAATAAAATAATTTATAGTAATACTTTAGCGGAATTAAATAAATCATTAAACTCAAAAAAAACATATGATCCAAGTACTTTAAAATTTGAAAGAGATTTTAAATCAAATCCAAATAATGGTGTTAATTATTTGGAAAGATCACAACCTGTATTAAAAAATAATAATAATTCATTATTAGGTCCAAATCAAGAATATATGTTAATGTCTAATCAAAATAAAAAACAAGCAAATAATTTTGATTCAAGTTTAGATACATTATTTAGACCATTAATTAATGAACCTATTGAACAAAATAATTATCAAACTAAAAAAAATAGTGCTGATAATTTTAAAGAAAGATTAAATGAAATTCAACAGACACGTAATAATGATGTTCCATTACCAAAAACAAATGCAGAATTACCAGATTTTTTAAAAAGTAAACCAACAAGTGTTAGGACTGAAGAAGATACACATATAAAAGAACAATCTAATAATCATTTAGAATTTTTAGATGCAAATGAGGATGATAATTTATTTAGTTTAGATAATATTGATAAACCTTTAATATTAACAGAAATTGAAGAGGATACAGCTCCTTTTTCTGATAGACTTAAAAGATTACAAGATGAAAGAAATAATATTGGTTTACCTCAACAAAGCACTGTTAACTTTACATCAGACAAATTTGAAGATACATTTGAAAGTTTAAAAAATATTAAACCAACTGTTATAAATAATAAACAAGAAACTAGAGAACCTGTTAGACAAAATACTATACAATATGATAATAGAGAACCTGTTAGACAATATGATAATAGACAAGATAATAGACAAGATAATAGACAAGATAATAGACAAGATAATAGACAAGATAATAGACAAGATAATAGACAAGATAATAGACAAGATAATAGACAATATGATAATAGACAAGA